CGGTAATTTATACACTTCTGCTGTTGTAGAAGATTGCTGCCAGGCTGCTGAAAACATAGTCAAGGGCAAACTAAATTTTAATAGACAAATAGCAATAGCACACAGTAACGAAGGAACAGTAGGCACTCTTTACTTCCAGTACCCGCACACATTTTATGTAGGCCAAACAGTAAATGTTGAGAATTGCGGCAGCCACTACAACGGCTCTAAAACAATTACCGAAGTAAGCGAATACACAATCAAATTTACTACATCACATTTAGCGGATGCACCCAAGCACGATATTGTTCCTTACGGCTACGTTTATGGAACTGATTACATATCATATGAAACTTTAGATGAAGTACGTCAAGCCTCACTAATGATTGCCGTAGATATTTGGCAGGCACGTCAAACTTCCAATGCCGGCGGCATTTCGCCTGATTTCCAGCCTTCGCCTTATCGTATGGGTAATACTCTTATGGCTCGCGTGCGCGGGCTACTTGCGGATCATCTAGCACCAGGCGGTCAAGTAGGGTGAGCGCCATAACTACCCTGCGGGGAACAATCGCGGCTGCACTAGTTGATAATGCGGCCTGGCAGGTGTTTTCCTTCCCACCTGCCAGCCCTTTAGCCAATTCAATTATCGTGCAACCTGGCGATCCTTACATTGAACCGTCAAACGATCATTACAAAACGGTTAAGCCTAAAGTAAATTTTAAGTTGGTTGTTCTAGTTCCTATGTTTGATAATCAAGGCAATCTTACAAACATAGAAGATTACTATCTCAACATAGTCAATAAATTGGAAGCATCCAGCATTGACTACACCATTGGCACATTTAGTGCCCCAGCAGTATTAGCCGGAACAGTAGGCGATCTACTTTCCGGTGAAGTAAGCATCAGCGTTTTATCAGATTGGAGTTAGTCATGGCTGATAATGACAAAGAGCGCGAGGCTTTTCTGATCAAAATCGGTCAGGTTAAGCCAAAGGCAGAAGCACCAAAACCCAAACCAACCGTCAAGAAAGATGAGGAATAACCTAAATGGCTATCACTCTTAATAACACCGTGGGGGTCAAACTTAACTCGGTTGATTTGTCCGACCACGTAACCTCTGTGACCCTTAATCAAGCGTTTGATGAACTAGAAGTAACCGCTATGGGCGATACTTCTCACAAGTTCGTTAAGGGCTTAGAGTCGGCAACACTCACCATTTCGTTCCTAAATGATCAAGGTGCTACATCCGTTTTGGATACCTTGTCAGATGCTTTTGGTACAACCATTGGCTTCAAGTTAATTCAGGATTCTGCATCAGCAGTTGCAGCAACTAATAAATTGTTCTCTGGTGATATTCTAGTGAACAACCTAACACCGATTAACGGCGCAGTTGGCGATATGGCTACAATGGATATTACGTTCACCGTAAATTCACCAGTAACCGTAGCAGACAGCGGCACGTTCTAAATTAGAAAAGGGGCATCATGGCAAGTCTAAAAATTACTAGGGCAGATGGCAGCGAGTCGGTACATCCGGTAACGCCCGCCATTGAGTATTCGTTTGAGCAGAAGTTCCGCAAGGGCTTTCATAAAGCCTTCCGCGAGGATGAGAAGCAGGAACACATTTACTGGCTTGCTTGGGAGTGCTTACGCCGCGCGGATGCCGCAGACGTTAAGCCATTCGGCATTGACTTTCTGGAAACGTTGAAAGACGTAGAAGTTGTTGGTGACGAAAACCCAAATGGCTAACGCGCGATTCTCTAACTTACAGGATCGCGCAGTTAGTCGTTCATACAGGTATAGCACCTAGAGAGTGGATTAACATGGATGAATCCATGCTAAAGGCCATACTTGAAGTGTATAAAACACAGGCAAGGGAGAAACAGGCGCAAAATGGCAGTAGTCGTAGAAGGGTACGCCGGTCTTAGGAAAGCGCTAAAAAACCTTGCACCAAACCTGGCACGAAATATGGACAAGGAAATACGTGCCAACCTTACGCCTATTGTTAAAGATGCCCGCGCTAAAGTTCCAGGCGCTGTATTCGGTGCGCCTAATAACTGGAGCAATTACGAAGGCGTGAACAAAAACCCAAAACAAGGTTACTTCCCGCAATATAACCCTGTTGCGATTCGTAAGGGTTTGACATATTCAATGGCTAGGCAGAAACGCAGCAAAGCCGGCTATGTTTCCATGATCACTTTGCTGAATAAAAATGCGGCTGGTGCTATTGCAGAAACGGCTGGGCGTACTAATCCACATGGCAGACCTACTTCTCATTTTGTGGAAATTAACAAACGCTTTGGCTCTAAGATGATCAAAGTAAGTACCACCAAAGACTCACGCAGCAGCAATCCCAATGCCGGCAAGATGATGATTGACCGTTTAGATATGAGCATGGGTCAATTGAAGAATTACAAAGGTGGCGCAAATCGTAAGACCGTGGGGCGTTTGCTTTATGCGGCTTATGCTGAGAATCAAGGCAAGGCTTTGGATGCCATTATGAAAGCAATTGAAACTGCGACAGATGAATTTAACCGGCAATCTGTTTTGTATGACGTGAGGAAGGCCGCCTAATGAGTAATGTATTCATTCGCCTCATAAGCGAGTTTAAGGATTCTGGATTTAAGAAAGCCAATAAAAGCACTTTGGCTTTATCACGTAATTTTGATAAATTAAAGCGATCTGCCGCTAGAGCGTTTCTAACGATTGCAGGAATAACTGCACTTAAAAGATCCGTAAAAGCCTTTGCGGCTAATGATAAAGCAATCAACAGTTTAAGCAAAGCCTTAACTAACTTAGGCTTTAAGTATGATGCTTTAAGTTCCATTAAATTTATTGAAGATTTAGAAAAAGCAACTGCGGTATCTAAAGAGGAACTATATCCAGCATACAGAAATTTAGTAAATGCCACCCTAGATATTACTAAGTCACAGGGTTTATTAACTAAAGCATTAGATATAGCGGCGGGTACTGGTGCAAGTGTTGAAACAACAGTTACCGCTTTAAGTCGTGCATATAATGGTAATTTTACTAGTTTAGGTAAATTGCAAAATGGCTACACGTCTGCTGAATTAGAAGCACTAGGTTTTGAGAAAGCAGTAGAACTTTTAAGTAATGAGTTTTCAGGTCAAGCCGCTACGGATGCAGACACTTATGAAGGCAAAATACGTAAATTAAGTTTGGCTTTTGGTGATGCAGGCGAGGCTATTGGAGAGGGCGTTGTTGATGCCCTAGAGGCTTTAGGCGGCGGAAATTATGATCAAGGCTTAAACCTAATTGCAGAAGCCGGTGAAAGAATTGGCAACGCATTTAGATTCATAAGTAAAACAATCGCAACGGCAGATTTCTTATTTAGAAAAGGCGGTTTGTTTAAGAGTGCAAATGAAATTAAAGAATTTCAACTAACACTAAATGGAGTGTTTGGCGCACCTGATCCAGCCAAAGGCCGCGCTTTAGCGCGTGAGCGTTCTAAGTATCTGCGAGCAGAACAAGCACGAACAGAAAAAATACGCAAAGAGCGTGAAAGAATTGCTAAACTTTTGGAGAAGGAAAAGAATAACCAAAAGATAATCGCAGAAGCCCAGAAAGGCTTTGACCTAGAGCGCATACAGATTGAGGCTGCACTTAAAGGCAAGATAAATGACGTAGAGGAATACCGCCTAAAGTTACAGCGCGCTATCCTCAATGAGAACGTAGATAATGTAATTAAATACACCGGCTTGCTTAAAGAGGCAGAAGCCCAGGCAGCCGAACTAGCACAACTACTTGCAGACCTACCAGAGATGGCAGAAAACCCATTTACTGATTGGCCTGCCGTTATTGCGCGTATTCAGTATCTATTAAAAGAATTAGATTGGCAGATCCCAATAGACGTACTGTTTGCTGAGAAAGGTCTGAAACTAGACCAGGACAAAATGACCGTTACAAAGTTAGAGCGCATGGATGTTAATGCCAACAATGTTTTTATTAACGGTAACGTATTTGGTGCTAATGGAAATATCAGAACTACACCGTGGGGCGATTATGACATAAATGACCCAAAGGATTCTTTGAGAGTTGCAACTTTGGCTTATGATGATGCGCTGAAAACTGAGTCAGAAGCGTTAATTGCGTTAGCAGAAGCCGAAGCGGATGTGGCTGCGATAGATGCCATGATTGCTGAATTTGATGCTGCTATGGCTGAGTTTGAGGCATCACAAATTCTCTATGGTGTCACGCCAACTACTACGGTTAATGTAACTGTGGAAGGCAGCGTAATCAGCGAATACGATCTTGCACAAACTATTATTAACGAGCAGTATCAGTACCAGCGCAGCGGTGGCAAATTAACTTTTAATCAGGTGGCGATTTAGTGCCAGCACCAGTAATCAAAGCCTCTATTGACTTTAGCAACGGTGTTGCTTTTGTCGGTGAGCCTTTTATTCTGGATTCAGTAACCAACGGCATACTTGACACAAACCAGTTGGGAACGTCAGCCAACGCCAACGTAGATATATCAGATTTAATCTGGCAAATAAATATACGTAGAGGCCGCCAACGCCTTCTATCAGAGTTTGAGGCAGGTACAGCCAACATAACTATTATTGACCAGAATGGCGATTTCAACCCTTCCAACCCCAGCAGCCCATACGCGGGGGATCTTGTTCCTTTGCGCAAGATACAAGTTACTGCTGAGTATAACGGCAGCAGTTATGTCTTATTCACAGGCTTTATTACGGCCTACGATACTAACTTCTCAATTGGATCAGATGAATTTAGCCGCGTTACTTTTAAGTGCGTAGATGCCTTGCGCCTATTTACTACGGCACAAATAACCAGCGTGCCAGCCTCAGGCGTGCAACTATCAGGCGCTAGAGTCAATGCCATATTAGATGAATTGGATTACCCCAGCACGCTGCGTGACGTAGATACTGGAAACTCAACCTTACAGGCAGATCCAGGCACAGCACGTAAAGCCCTGGATGCCCTTGAATTGGTTAAAAAGTCAGAGTTTGGTGAGTTGTTTTTAGATGCAGAAGGCCGCGTAACTTTCCTAAGCCGTCAGACGGTCACAGAGAGCCTTGCAAGCCCTATCTATACCTTTGCAGATGATGGATCTGCCATAGCCTTCCAGCAGGCTACCGTGGCTTTAGATGATAGCCTGGTTGTAAATGACGTAACCGTCACACGCGCAGGCGGCTCAGCCCAGAACGTTTATGATCAGGACTCAATAGACAAATACTTTATACACTCAGGAAACCGTGAAGGTATCCTGGTGCAGACGGATTCCGAAGCCCTAGACATGGCGAATATGCTGCTGAGTACCCGAAGGGAAACAGAAACCCGCATAGATGCCATAGTGCTAAACCTAGAAGATGGTGATGCGGTAACTAGGGTGCAGGCTGGTTTAGCCATAGAACTCATGGACTGCGTAGAGATCACAAAGGTTATGCCTGGCACTACGAGTATTACTCAAACCTTGCTAGTGCAGGGATTGAGCCATGACATTACACATAAAAAATTTACTACCACCGTCTATACCGGCGAAAGCCTCATTGACGGCTTCATACTAGATAGCGCATCACAGGGTATAATCGGTACTGATGCTTTGAGTTACTAAGGAGAAACATGGCAAGCGGCTTTCCATTCAGCACAGGTGACGTACTACTAGCCTCAGAAATGAACGGCTTGGTGGCCTTCACCCTAAACGCACAAAGCGGTACAACCTACACGCTTGCTTCAACTGATCAATATCAGGTTCTAGTAGTTACAAGCAACGCAGCCGCTAAGACTGTAAGCATACCTACGGATGCCACATACGCATTTCCGAACGGCACTTGTATTTCATTCCTTAACACAGGTGCAGGGGATTTAACAATAGATGCAGTCACTCCAGGAACAACAACAATTACCAGCATTGGAGCAGCGCCAGCCGCGCCGTTAGTTGGACAATACAAGAGCGCAGCCGCGATTAAGACCGGCACTAATGCGTGGACTGTGGTAGGCGCAGTTGCTTAATTCAGTTGTAGCATTATTTAATGCCGGTGCTGCACCCGCCGCAGCCGGTGATTATGAAAGCATAGCCACAGTATCGGTTGGTGCTACTAGCGTTTCTAGCATTGAGTTCACTTCAATTCCAGGAACCTTCAAGCACCTTCAACTACGCGCTGCGGTAAAAATGACCGGCAATTATTGGATGACTTGTCAAATTAACGGCGATACCAGCACTAATTATGTTTCTCACGGATTATATGGCAACGGTTCAACTGTAAGTACATTAGCATTACCAACTGGGTCAGATAGCCAAGCATATTTAGCACAACAAGACGGCGCATCAAATCAAGTGATTGTAGCCATTATAGATTTTCTTGATTATGCGAACACTACAACGAACAAAACTGCTAGATGCTTATGGGGTACTGACCGAAATGGTGGCGGTTCAGTCGGATTGAATTCTATGTTTAGACCTTCGGAAACCGGCGCAATTACTTCTATTAAATTATTACATACAGGTGGCGGTACTTCGTTTAACCAATACTCACACTTCGCCCTATACGGCATAAAAGGAGTTGCATAATGGCTACGACTTATGAACCGATAGCAACGACTAATGGAACTGGTTCAAGTGACACAATTACATTTTCCTCTATACCTGGAACCTATACAGACATTATTATTATGGGCACTTCCAAAGGTTCTTTTAATGATGAAAATATAAATATAAGATTTAATTCGGATACCGCTTCAAATTATTCTTGGACTATGTTAGATGGTAATGGCAGCAGCGCAACCTCCAGCAGGGGTAGTAGTCAAACATATATTAGAGGCGGAGTTAGCGGAACAAGCAATTCTGCCAATATCTTTCAAATAAATAATTACGCAAATACTACTA